ATCCTGATAAAGTTCTCACTGGCATCCCCATAATCCTTGGCCCTCTGCCCATTGATAGTTTCTTTGGCCTTGTCCAGCAGTTGATCACGATTCATCTTCGGTCTCCCTCGCCATGTAAACATACACCAAACTACTACACTCAGGGCAACTCAAGTTCGTTACCATGCAATGATCCTCATCCTCGTCATCCTCTAAATCATGATCCCCACCCCAGATTAATTCAGTTTTACAATGCCAACAGTTCATAGCGTATATCTCCCTTTTCCCCATGTCATCTTCGTCATATCTTTCACTCTCGTAATACGTGTAAATCTAACCCTTAAACAATTTGCTTTCCCACTGGCACACCTCGTTAATATGCGTTTGACGTGTCGTTGGTCGGACCATCCCCACCTTCTCAACCCACCCCAACTTTTTTAAAGAGGACATCATTGCCCCCCACACGTTATGGTGGTGGGGATCGGACATCCCTTGTGTTCTGCAAAATGCACATATATTTCCTCCTTCAACAATCTTGTTTTTAGATAAATACCTAGCCGCGTTTTCGTAATACTCTTGCTTCCACTCGTCATCTGCGTGAATAAACACACGAGCTATTTCATCTTCAATAAAATCAAATCTACTTTGAGGAACTGGTTTTTTATTCATAGCGTATACCTCCAATCTTTTCTGCATTGCAGAATATAAAGCCTCTCCTTGGCCCTCGTTACACCAACGTAAAACGCTCGGTGTTCATCGTCAGGATGTTTAGATTCCGCGCAAGCACGGGTTGACCCGGTATAAACAACACAGTTGTCATCCTCGCCGCCCTTCATAGCGTGAAAGGTGGATAACTTAATGCGAGGTGCCGATGTTAAATCCTCACCTCTTCTTTGCAATGCCTCTATGTAATCTCTTTCCCCACCCGAAACGTTCAACACATCGTATGCCGATGTCTCAGCCCCGTACAGTAAACCAAAAGAAAACCGCAACTCATTCAAGGACAACTCGGAGGTCGGGTCCAATGCGTCCAGCAACTTTGAGGAACCTCGTTTGACTGACGCATTACGTCCTTGTTTCGGTAGCGAGGAGTATAGGTCCTTAATTCTCTGGACGCCTACCCTCTTATCTTGGCACAGGTCTTCCCATGTCAGCAGGTTTGCAACAAGAGTATCTGACAGACTTGATCGACCCTTGATGGAATACTTAAACCCTGCGTTCCTAACCCACTTTGATAGTTCATATACCTGTGAATTTGTACGCGCCATAATAGTCCAAGACCCACTTAGAATAGGAAGACTATCAAGGTGATAAACGTAATCGACCAGACCTTGTTCCTCACGAGGCAAGAACTCCTTTTCTACTCGGCCACTGATCCTCTGCACAATCCTCTCGGACAGGCGATGCACACTTCTGGGTATGCGATACGATTGATTTAAAACCTCAACGTCTTCCGCCGATTTAATAAACAAATCTACGTCTACCCCAGTCCATCTGTGAATAGCTTGGTCATCATCCCCAGCTATAATTACCTTCTCTGCGCGTAGGGCCAGCTTCTTAGCCATTTCCCATTGCAGAGGTGTGAAGTCTTGGGCCTCATCAATAAACAAGTAATCCAGATACGGGGCTTCCCCTATCTCAATGTACTTCTCAATCATGTCCACAAAATCGTATTTGCCAAACTCACTTTTGTATTCATCTATCTGACCACTGACTTGAACCAGTTTGGGATAGTACAGACTACGGTTTTCAGATTCGTTGAACTCTTGATCCAAGGTTATCATTCTGTACCGCGCCCGTGTATCCATCTGTAGATACTGGGAACCCGACCCCCCGATGCTGGGGATTATGATACCGTCATCCACATTAACTCTGTCCTTACCCTCAAAGTCTAATCCCAACTCGGCACCAAGGACCTTATAGTCAGCAATTTGCATTACGTCTTGCGCCTGCAAACCAAGGCCATTGAAACCAAAAGAGTGGCTGGTTCTCATGTGCGGGAAATCTGTGGCCTCTAAATTAAACGCCGCACAGGATCGGGCAATCATCTCCTCAATGGCCTTCTTGGTGAATGAAATCACCCCAATGCGTGACGGGTGCGTACCCGTGTCCAAAGCTGACTTGATCTCTTGGATCAACCTGTACGTCTTACCGCATCCCGGCGGTCCCAGTATTAACTTTGCGTTTGGTATCATAACTCTTTCCCCCTTGGCCGTGAGCTTACCCAATCCTCAACTTCTGTCAGCACCCATCGGCTTGCTGATCTCTTGGTGTTCTCATCCCCTAAAACAACGGGCTTGGGGAAATCTGTGGTCTGAGCCATCTTATAAATATAAGACTTGGATACCCCCAGTAGTTCTGCAACTTCTCCTACTCTCAGAAGTCTGTTAGAATGGGATATCATTGCTCATCTCCTTTACGGGTAATGTTGTGGTGTCTTCTTCATAGCTTGGCACCGACCAGCACCTAATAATCGTGCGTGACCCATCGGACTTATGAATACCCTGCCTGAAACTTTCGCCGCCAAGATCACGAATCATCTGAATAATCTGCCCTCGATTTTCAACCTTGAATCTTCTCTGGTGCAAGAAATCCAACAGTCCCTCTAACTTGAACTTAGTCTCATCACCATCTGTCCAAGGCTTGCCCATTTCCATTTCTTCTGGGGACATGGCCCTGATGTGGCTGGTACAATACGAACGAATGTGATCCTTAAACTGCCCCATGACTGTCGCTTCTTCTGGTACGTCCAAATGAGTAGCAGTTTTCATTAGTTCATTGACCTGCTTCTGCCACCTATCAGGCTTAACTTGTGGCGGCATAAAGTTCATCTGTTCCATACAAGCCCGTTGCCAGAGACTTTGGTTCTGCAACTGCTCCGTTGAAATCTGTATGCGTCCACCGTTCACATCCATGAAATAAACCCTTGGCTCGGACATCATAATCGTTAGACCCCCGACCTGTGGTGCATCTGGTGCATCGTTGCCTATTCCAAACTTACGAGCGGCACAGAGCGCAGGATCACAGTAGCTTTTAAAAGGCTGATCTTTGCATGTGTATCCCCAATCCTTTTTAGCCAGAGACTTACACAGGTTCGACATTTCATGCGAACTTAGCGGATCAGCGCACAGAGTCCGGTTGTCCTCCTCTGATCTCTTCTCCCAATTGTCGCTAAACTTTAGCTTGTTATACACCCCGCACATAAACATGCTCTTGTTGCGTTCTTCTGAGACAGGCCCGTCAGCAAACAAATGCTCAAGGCACGGTGGCCCATCAGTAAACAACTTGCGTTCACCAGCGAACCGTATGGCCTCAAGCTCTGGCAAAGATATGGTGGCGGCATCAACCGCATCCAGAAACTCATCCAGTTCAAGGGCCTCGGTGTTGGCATTAAAACAATATCTCTGCGGCATCTCCGCATTGAAGTACGGCATGTTGATAAAGTTACCCACGTCCCCACGCTCTGCGATAATCGTGTCTTGCTTGGGGAATATCTCGCAACCACTAAATCCCATGGCTATAGACATTTCGGTTAGATAATCTCGGACCTGTGCTGCGGACTCCCACTCTTTCAGAAACAAATACAGATGGGCCCCACCCGACTTGGATCGGCAATGGACCAGTGGCAGCTTTAACTTCTGTATCTTGGATTGAACGTCCTCGTGATTCAGATCGTAGATGTCCACATCCAACGCGCCAAACTTACACTGATTGGATTCGTTGATTGGGATAGCGCCAATGCCCTGCCCCCCGTCGATATGATCTTGAACTAATGCCTCTGTTAAAGTTTCTCTTATTATCTTGCTGTTGCTTTCAGCTTTTCCGTTTCGCCCAACACGCCCAACAGTGGTCGTGCCATGAGCATTAGATGCTCCCGCGAATGCGGCAAGCAATCTCTTTGCCTGTGACATTTGCTACTCCTAGATGAAAACCAGAAGACCCCCGCGGTGACTCATTAACGCGAGGGCCCTCCTTAAAACCGCTTAAAAGGGAATTTCATCATCTTTTAATGCAGTAGAGGGGGTGGAGGCCCCTTCTTCTGCTGCGGCTTTGACTTCACCAGCAACAACACTGTCGCGGAATGCCTTTGCCTCAAGCATCAGGTTTCGGTCTTCCAAGACACCGATCTTCTCAATAGCATAGTTGAACCATGTACCTTTGTCGTTGCTCTCCTCAACGGTCTTGAACTTCCAAGATGTTGCGAACAATGGTGGTACAAACATGGCACCTGTCTTGGGATGCTTGATCTTCTGCATGGCAATGGTTGTCTTCCATCGTCGGCTGACCTTGAGTTGTGTTGACTTCATGTCGATCACAACAGGCTGAGTCATACCGTCCTCATCCACAATCAGGGAATAGTGCTGGTCAGACTTAACCAACTCATTGCCATTGGGCAGCATCTCCTTGGAACCCTTGCGCTCGGTGCGCTGCAATACGGGATCGGTTGCATTAATCTCACCTTGGAACCCGCCGCCCATGTCCAGAGGAATGAACTCAAGGTATTTAACAGTCTGGAAACATGGGATGACAGTGATTCCGTCCTCGCCCTTCCACAACTGTTTGGTCACGGTATTAAACAGATCACCCTGCTCGGCACCTTCTATGTAATCTGCTTCCCGCTTCTTTAGCTGCGGGGACATGGCTTGCAGAACACGAACAAACGGTATCTGCATTTCGTCAGCGGCAAAGGACGCACCCTCACCCGCGAACTCCATGATATCGTCCATTACGTCTGTGCTTAACTCTGCATTCTTTTTCGTAGCTACTTGATTACTCATTGTTCTTTTCCTGTTCTTTAATCTGACGTTCAATTTCTTGCTCTTCAAGAGCATCTTCTGCTTTCTGGATCATCTGATCCTCAATGACTTGATCCTCATCAAAATCTGTCTCGTCATTGTCCATGAAACCACCGTACTCATCAGTGTGGTCTTCATCTTCCATTTCCTCTAACATCTTCTGCTTATACGCGCCCATTATGCTTTCCTCTTTATCTGTGCTGCGTTTGAGATGAAGGCCCCGAACATATCCAAGTCGATAGGCTTACCGTCCATGACGCGCTCTTTCACAAACGCTTTTAATGTGGATGGATGTACATGGGTCTTGGTCCGTGGATCGTAACCCTTTTCCTGCAACAACCCGACTAAGTTACCCGCCAGATTGTCCTCACCTTTACCAAACGTAAGTGTGACATCGTTCTTGATGATGTCATCCAGACCATGCTCCCGCAACCAAGCAAACGCCTGCTCTTTATTAGCCACTGGAATTGATGCCGCCACAATCATCTTGCGCTCAACGGTTAGACCGTCAACGTCAAGACGCTCAACGCCCATCTCGTCCATTAGTGCTGGGATGTTCTCAACAGATAGCTTGTGCTTCTCTTGCTTTAATGTCTTGAGATGGAACTCGGCTTCTTCGATCTGACTTTCGACATCACGCAGAGTGCGAACCAAAGAACTGAGGTTCCTTCCGGTATCAACATTGACGTTAGACATTGCTGCCGCCTCGTCAAAGATGTCTTCAAAGATATCGTCCATAAGTTTTTTCCTCTTCAGGGTTGATTTAACGAACAACCTTATGTTATCCGTACTGTGGACAATAGTGGAGGTATGTCGTGACTGTCAAGTATAATTATAAATTAAAACCGTTTGAGCATCAAAAAGAATCCCTCG